ACTTCAAATGTTCATGCGATGCTAGAAGATTCAAAGAATGTGTTTGTGATCCAGGGGTGATTGAATGAGTATGAGGAAAGATGTGGATAGATTAGATCGAGAGATTGCAGAATTGAGATTCCTCGGATTGAAAATTAAAGAATTATTAGAACGCATTCAAGAGGGATTGGAAGAAGAATGATTGTTGTGGGTATATAAAGGACGGTAACTTTATTGGATTTTGTGTGTCTTGTGGATGGAATGAAGAATGAAGCAATGCATAATACGCGGTTGCTTCACTTTCATTTCACTTTGTGATGGTCGCAATATGATTCGATGTGCGCGATGTATTCGATTAAAGAACACCAAGATACGGAAGAAGGTCGGGAATCTGAAGTCCAATCAATAAATAGATCAAGCGCTCCAATCTCTGAACTCTTTTTTCCAATTCTTCAAACATTAGATCATCATTCCTCCACCAACTCCACCTTGACCAAGTGCAGTATGTTCGTAAACCGCTATCTCTTCAGTATAGAGATCCCCATACGACGCATTGTCAGTTGTAGCCATTGCAAGGGGGAAAGCGATAGCAAAGAAAGTAACGCCTGCTGTAACGCCCACACCCGAAGCACTACCATATCTAGTGGCTGAAAGATACCAAGGGACACCTTTCGATATTACATGCTTAGTTGCAGGAACTACTAGTTCTTGATATAGAATCCTCATGACTGCTGAAGACATATTCCAGGTGTAAATAGTGGAATGGTAAATAGTTTCATATGCAATTCGTAGCGCAACCTTTCTTGGTACTGGATGAACCAAGGCTATAAAGAACACAGCAGTTCCGTTTGGACCTAACTTCGTATAAGCCTGAATTGAAACATATCTAACTAATGCAGCCATGACCGGCATTGCATAAGCCATTAAAATCAACCCTGTGTTTGGTCTAATTCATATGAGCGCTTTAGTCTCATCAAGTAAACTAAGTCTTCCTCTTGATCTCTAACTCCAGTTAGATAGAATCTTGATGATGGGATTTGAATTTTAGTAATCCCTGTATCAATCCAAGGTCTGATAATTCGATAACAATATAATTTAGAAGCTGCTGTTGGTTCTCCTGAAGAAAAAGAAGTTGATAATTCAGTTCTCATCATTGAAGAAAATGCCAGGTTAGAATTTGAAGTCATAAATCTGTATGAACCCATGATAATAGTAGTGTCTTCATCTTTGTTCGCCATCATTCCATACATCGATCCTTTGTTCGAATAGAAATCTGTAAAGTCAATAATTTCTGAAGGATCAATAAGTTTGTCAGTAATGAGATCAAGAACCAACATTGCAGGAGTTGTTGAACCATCATTGAAATACATTCCGGGATCTTGAATAGTTGAACCTACTGGAAAGAAAGTTTCCTTTGATAGTTCTAAACCACCTAGATCGATGGTACTCATTGTCCATAGATAAGGAGAAAGAACTGGAAGTCCAGGTAATGAAGCCTTAGACTCCCCATTCCAATTATTCCAAGTTTGATGGGTATCTAGGTTGTATTGAATATCTAAACTCCAAGCCTGGGTGGCAGAGTCCCATTCCACTTGTATAGGTCCAAAGTCTGTAGACAACCTAATCTCTTGACCGGTTTCACTCATCGCTTCATCACCTTCCTTGTTGCAACATGTGTTTTCTTTGCTAGTGCTGCAAACTTAGATCGAGGGTGCTTCTTCTTTAGTTTAGCATATTGCTTCTTGTATTCAAGATTATACTTAGAAGGCTTTCTGGTCTTTTTCGAGTGAACGTTCACTGCCACATGGGAATGGGAAGGCTTTGCATTCCCTTGCGTAGCCGTTCCGCATTCATGGCAGAAGTTAGCCATAGTATCAAGCCTCAGCGGTGGATTGTATTGCAATAGCCATCCAGTCTTTAGTCGATAGTTTGACTACACGACAACGGATCCTGGCAGTTACCCAAAGATTACCAGCACCAACAGCATTTCCATCGTTACCAGTTGTAAGATAAAGAGTGTCATTGACAACCAAGAATGCTTCAGATAAAGAACTAGGTCCAAAGTTATCAGGGAAGAAGTCTGAAGCAGCTGTTGAAAGATTGGCAGCAGCATCAATAGAAATCCCAGCGGAAGCCACCAGGGCTTGACTGTCAGCTCTAACTAATGCGACACCAGGGTTTAAGTCGGTCAATTGTGTACTAATCGCACCATTACCAGTTAAGAACGAACCCACATCAGAACCATAGTCACCATCGCGTTGAATGATGAAGTCGCAACTTTCGATAGCTATGGCTTGACCTGTAGGGACATTCACATAAGCAGAGAGATCTACAGTTGATTGCGTTCGGGTTCCGTTGGCCTGGGCAGCAGCCATCATCACGGTTTCAGTCAGGTAAAAAGAGCCAGTCATTGATTTGGTCATACCCATCCCTGGTATCCGCGGTGTATAAAGTAAACTAAGTGTCGCCCCGCACATCACTTCAATCTTGACTATAGGGGCACACCATCCCAACCCACCACCACCTCATTCCCACACGACCCTTATAGGTTTACCTCCGATACATACATACGCATCAATAGGTTGGCGTCACTTGATGCGACATAAAACACTGACATTATGCCTTAATTCCTTTGAAATAGCCTCTAAAATGCCCAATTTCAGCGCATGGGTGCGAGAGAAGCTGCTTGAAGAGAGACTACACCAATTGAAACCTGATCCTTTAGGACGCAAATATGAATATTATTGCCCTAGTTGCCACAAAGAAACGGTGTTTCCGAGCCAAGATATGGCTTGGAGGTGCAATATGTGTGATGTAGCATTAGACTTCATGAGCGTGGTCGTATGAGCCATGGAAAATGCGACTGTGGATTTAAGTTTCCACTGGCAATGAACAAAGATGTTCACTTTCACATAGGGGTGTGGTGTGGAAATTGTAATCAGAAGTGGTCCTTCAGTTCAAATGTTGACGATGGTCAAACAAAACTATGGCCGCGATACTTCAAATGTTCATGCGATGCTAGAAGATTCAAAGAATGTGTTTGTGATCCAGGGGTGATTGAATGAGTATGAGGAAAGATGTGGATAGATTAGATCGAGAGATTGCAGAATTGAGATTCCTCGGATTGAAAATTAAAGAATT